AATAAATAAAATAAATTCCATGATTAATGATTTTTAGGGATTTTGATAAGAATAAAGCGTTCGTTTTGTAAGCCATTCCAAAGCCCAGCAATCCAAAAGTGGTACTGGCCCCGTCCGTAGTTTAGGAAGTCGGCAGGCACTACCGCTAACTTGTTGTTGATTATCAGCAAGTCGCGAATACGGTCAAACATCATCTGCTCCCGTTTTTCTTCAGGATAATGGGTGAGGTAATTGCTGTATATGCTCAACTCCTCAAATAATTTGATAAGTTCGGGGCGTGCTTCGGCTGCGGGTTCCAAGGTGATGCGGAAATTATTCATGGCTTATTGATTTGCGAATACTGTTGGACCTCCAATAAATTGTACCATTTCATGCCCGGTAACCTTGCTAACGGTAATTTTGTAGGCTATTTTACTGCCTATTGCAATGTTTTGCAGGACTACCACGCGCTTGGTTCGCTTCGTAACTAAATACTCAGGCTTGTTCGTGTTTGGTGTCATGTCGTAATGAAATACACTGTACGTGTTTCCGACAATAAATTTTGCTGTGCTCATGATTTTTTGATTTTTAAGAATGAATTGTTTTGATTTCTAAAGCAAATATATTTACAATATAATTAAATTACCAAATATTTTTTTGAAATTTCGCTGAAACTCGCATGGCTCTAAGAAAGAAATTTTTATGTTTCTTTAATTTCGATGCCCAATTCCGCTAACATCATCTTTTTTTTAAGTCTGTAAGCGGGTGTTTTCACCCCTTTTGCGTCCTCGATTACTAGGTGATCGTTTTGGTAGTATGTAAAATCAGCCTTGTACTTGCATACCGACAGCTGAAATACTACCTGTAATTTAAGGTCGGTAATCATTCCGGCTTTCTCCATCATTTTTAGTTGACCGTAGCGGGTACCTTCTTTAATTGAATCGAATTTTATACCGTCAATAATAACTTTTTTATTGCGGTACTTGTTTACTGCCCCTTTTTTAAGTTCCCGAAATTGGGCAATGCTAATTTTATTCATGATTTTTAGTGTTTTTTTAATGCCTGAATGTACCCTATTTTAGTGCCACGTTTGCCTGCATCATACTCGGCCTTAGTGAGTTTTTCGTATGCTTCGCCAATATTGCCCTTCTCGTTTTCTTGGTCATAGATTTTTAGGTGCATATTGTAAAAAGTAGCTTCCATACCATTGGCGCGAATCTTTTCGATAAATCGCTCTTGGTCAGCTCGGTTAAGGTCAATTTGTAAAATGTAGTCGTTTGGCATAGGTACAAAGTTAGGTTGTTTTTAGTTGTTCGTTTGCTTTGATTGTTTGTTGGTTCATCAGGTCTATTATGTACTCCTCGGCCTCAATCGCATTTTCTACCGTCAACAGCTCCATTAGGCCAATAATCTTGCCAATATTTGGGCGCAATTTTATTGAGGATTTTACGCGGTAATATTTTTCGCTGTAATTGGGGTTGGTTTTTAATAAATTTTGTGTTTTCTCAATTGCGTGAATCAAACTGGCATGGTGCCGATTGTAAAAAGAAGCAACCGTTTTAAGGGTTAGTCCTTTTGCGCTTCCGTAACTTCCGTAAAATTCCCATATCAGCATCATGGATATGTGCCGAGCGTCTACCACCTCTCGTTTACGGCTTTTAGTCCATAAATCTTCAGGCGAGCATCTAAGCATAGTTGATGCGCGAACAAACACGTCTTTTGCCTCCAATGGCAACTGGTCAAGCGATGTTGTTTTAGCTATTTTTTTTGTTCTGTCTTTTAGTTTAGGCATGGTTTTGATTTTTTAATTGTGAATTTTGGTTTAAAATGGAAAATCTTCGTTAGGGGTTTCGCTTGGTTGTTGTAGCGGTAGTAAGTTCGGTATAAATTCGGGCCTTTTTATCAAAAATGGCTCAGGTTCGGGCATAGTTGTAAAGGTAGTCGGGTTCGGTTCGTAGCTCATGCACAAGTCTTCACCGTAGAATCGTTGACGGCTACCATCGAACCGGTACACGAAATTGGCAAGTTGGCCGTCTCGGTGCTTAGCAATATCCACCATACGTTCGTTTTTCTTGTCGGGGTTTCGGTCGGTATCGGTTTTAGTATGCCCGTAAAGGAACATAACCATATCTGCGTCTTGCTCAATGGCGCCGGACTCTCGAAGGTCGGAAAGTTTAGGCGAAGGATCGGACCGCCCTTCAACAGCTCGGCTAAGTTGCGATAGTGCAATTACCGGTATACCCATCGTTTTAGCCATCTGTTTCAATTCTCGGCTAATCTTTGATATTTCCTGTTCACGGTTGCCTTTGTTGTCGGTTCCCTTCATCAGTTGCAAGTAATCAATAATCACCAAGCCGACATTGTGCACGTTAATCATGCGCCGGACCTTCGCCCGTAGCTCTATCGTGGTCATGGCGGCTGCATCGTCGATGTAAATTGGCAGTTGATGCACCTCACTGGCTTTTCTGCTTAAATGCTCAAATTGACTATGCGACAATTGCCCGTTTTTAATGTCGCCAAGCGAAATATCGGCATGATTGGCTAATAATCGGCGGGTTAATTGGTCATGCCCCATTTCAAGCGAAAAGATACCTACCGCGGTCGGCTTCATAGGATCGGCAGCAGCATTCTTTGCAATATTCAGCAAAAATGCCGTTTTACCAACCGATGGACGAGCGGCCACAATAATCAAGTCGCCCGGCTGCCAACCGCCTGTTATGTTGGTTAGCTCTCGGAAGCCTGTTGGTACACCGCTCAGCTTTACTTCTTTTTGCATAAGTAAAGCTGTTTCTTGTAATACTTCATCAACCGATGTGCCCACTTGTATGTATTGCTTCTTTACTACTTGCTCGTTGATGCTGTTGGCGAAATTGCTAATAGAATCGAGCATATCGAAAACATCGTGCCCATCATCATACGCATTACTTGCCGCTTCGTACCCAAATTTAATTGCCTCCCGGCGTATGTACTTCTCGACGATTATACGGCAGTGCTCCTCCAAGTGAGCTGTATCGGCCACGTTTTCAAGTAGCTTGGCAATGGCATAGGTACCGCCCACCAAGTCAAGCGTACCGCGCTTCTTTAGCTCCTCGCCTACGGTCATCATGTCGATAGTGGTACCGCGTTCGAACATGAGGGTAATGGCGGTGTAAATTAGCTGATGCGATTCTGTGTAGAATACCTCAGCCGATTGGATTACCTCCACGACTTGCACCAGGGCGTAAGGTTCGATTATACACGCGCCAAGTATCGACGCTTCAAGCTCGGTAGCCTGTGGGGGTAATTTGCCTCCGTTAAGCATTTGGATCGTCTTGTTTTGGGATAAGTCCGAGGGCTTCCGCTTCTCTTTTCCCCATTCGGATTGGTGCTGATTCATTGGTTTGATTTTTTTGGTTTGATTTTTGTGCTACCGGGTAATTTTTAGCCCAGTTATTGACGGTCAAATATACATCGGCTTTTTTGTCTTTGCCTGTATGATATTTTGGGGTGTTTTGGATTACCTCCAATTTTTCAAGTATTAGGTGTATTCCGTACTTTGCTTTTAAGTCGAAATAATTCACAATACCTATTTGCTTTTTGATTTTACGAACATCCGGGTAATTGGTATCGATGTGGGCATTAAAACGCTCGAACTCCCCTACTTGCTCTTTTGTATATTTTTCTTTACCTTCAAAAATATCTCTATCCGACTTCCTCGGCGACTTGTCGCCTGTATGTGGTTCATTGTTATTTGTTATATTGTTATATTGTTTATCTATACTATCAATGCTTTGTCGTGTGCTTTCGCTTTGCTTTGTCGTGTGCTTTATCAATGCTTTATCAAGTGCTTTATCAAGTGCTTTATCAAATTTTGATAGGGCAATTATATTGCTGGAGTATTGATTTTTGCTTTTTTCGATAAGTATAATAAACCCCCATTCGACTAATTCATTTAAAGTAGTGATGTAGGTATTGTAGGAGCGTATGCCAATTGCTTCCTTTGCCATTGTCGTAGGTAGCCCAAATTCACGTTTCCACCCTAACCGGTTGCAATGCTCAATACAGAAAAAATACAAGGCGATATGGTTCGGCGATACCTTGCTCGGGTTCTCAAAAGTCCAATCAAAAAACGATCGGGAAAGTTCGTAGTGATTCATAAAAAAAATGCCCCAAACCGCACACGAGGGAACGAGCAACGCGATTGGTAAGGGGCACAATAAGTTAATGTAAGTATCTCGTTCATACTTTCAATTTTTACAAAAATACATTTTTTACTCAAACAAACTACCATCTTCAAGGCTTGTTAGTAAGTAATCAACGGTCTTCATCTCCATTTCGTCCGTTGCCCCGGTTATATCTTGCGCTAATTGCTTTTTTGTCAAGATAATATCCAATAGCTTCTCGTCAATGGTATTTTGGCCGAGTAGGTAGGTGCACATCACTGGCCATACTTGCCCTATACGGTGCGCCCTGTCCTCGCATTGAACGCAATCGGCGTATGTCCACGGATATTCAAGGAACAGCACCCTTGACGACGCTGTGAGGGTAATACCCACACCGGCTGCTTTAATATTGCAAATAATCAATTTGCAGTCCTGGTCTTTTTGAAATGCGTCGATGTGGCGTTGCCGTTGCTCCATTGAATCACTCCCAACGATGGTAACCGCTTGGGGGTATAACCGTTTAAGTTCCTGTACAATTTCGGTTAAGATGCAAAAAACTATCAACTTTTCACCGCTTTCCATCACCTCATCTATAAACTCCTTTGCGGCGGGTATTTTACCCCTCGCTGATATTTGCCTGAGCGCATTCATTTGGGTTAAAATTTCGGCCCGCAATTTGCGCTGAATGGCTTCATCGTCCATGTTGTGCTGTTGCATCCACGAACGAAAGTTGTTTTGAGCCACTTGGTAGTCGGTTCGGGTGGTGATTTCGCATAGCATCTTTTGGCGATCCTTTGCCGGCAAATCTTTAGCCACTTCTTTTTTCTCCCTCCGAAAATAACAATGGTTCAGTAATAGCGATTGCAGTGCTTTTTGATTACGTGCACCGTTGGCGCCATCGCAATAATTATCTTTGAACTCCTTGAAGGTTTTGGCAATTGGACCGTTTTGCCCCATGATGCAAATTTGTGGCCACAAGTCGGTAGGCTTGTTCACTACGGGAGTACCTGTAAGCAAAATCACGTGCTCCTTTCGGTGTGCAATTCTTAAACACAGTTTTGTTTGCTGTGTAGTGGTGCCGTACTTAAACTTTAATTCGTTGTAGTAACTTACTTGTGCTAAGTAATTTTCTACCATTACAATGAGGTCTAATTCGTGGCTCATGCTTAAAAAGGGGTTTTGTTGAAATTAGAAAGTACCATGTCAGCACTAGCAACTGTTACGTTTTTTAGAAATTTACTCGCTTCGGTTTTAAAGTATGCTTCATCGGAATTGCCATCGCTTAAATGGATCAGCACGATGTTATTCACCTTGGTTAAATCGTTTGCCATTAAAAGCTTCATCGTATTCTCAAAACTCATGTGGCTTTTGATGATGCGATTACGTAAAAACATCGGTAGCATCTCATCCTCACACCTTTGTTTAATCAGCTCGGTGCTATAATTAGCCTCTACGATGATGTTGTTTAACCCTTCGAACGTGTAAGGTGAGTACATTGTATCAGTTAAAAATAGCGTTAAGCCTGTTTCGGGATGGTGAATAAGAAAACCGAGCGGTTCGGCAGCATCGTGTTTTACATCGAATGGTAAGATGGTAAAATTGCCAATCTTAAACGATTCCTTCGCCTTGATGGTTTTAGCTCGATGGCGAGGCAATTCAATGGCACCAAGCGTACCGGCCGAGGCGTAGCAATTGATACCCGCCTGTGCAATCTTATGCGCAAATTTGGCATGATCGCCGTGCTCGTGGGTAATTAGGCACCCGGCCACCTTGGTGAGGTTAAAGCCGAGTGCCTTTTTTACCGCTTGCTCATGACAGCCGGCCTCGATAATCAAGGCCTCGCTGTCATTTTGCAAGATGTAGCAATTACCTTGCGAGTTGCTTCCAATTACGTTTAGTCGCATTAAAAAGGAATTTGCCCGTTATTGTCTTCAGTAGATGATTCATGCGCTTCAACACGAGCCTGTGTTTGTGGTTGTTGCTCGCTTGTTGCCTGTACGTCGATTGTACGTACCGGTTCGGCTTCGATGGTCAATGCCTCGCCTTTATTGGCATGCTGTTCGATTTCAGCTTCGATAGCTTGAATTGAGCCATCGTTTTCGATTTCAATCATTCTGCGGAAAGCATCGTCGATTTTCTCGCTATCGATTGTGATTGAATTGTAAGCCGCGCGGAAAATAGTTTTCCAACACATTTCTTCCTTCCATCCATCAATTTGTACGGTAGTTTTCTTGCCGTTTTCCCATACATCCTTGGTACCGCCCCAAAATTCAGCTGATGCCTTTTTTGGTTGACGCTTCATGATGTCGGCCATCGTCATTACCTTGATGCGGTTTTTCGTTGGGTTATCATTGTAGGAAAAATAATAAAAGCCTCCGATGATTTCGCCACGTTGGAAGTCATTTACTACCTCAAATTCGTAACCCTCTATGTGGTTATCTTTGTCGCGCTTGTGCTGCTTGAATTTGTCGGTGCTGTACACCAATTCAACGATTACTTCATCGGGCACATCGTAACCGTACTTTTTTGCCTTAATCTCCATACCACGATAACCAGGAATGAAACCAATGTCGTAACGCCCTTGTGCATTGTTGGCGTATGGTATCAAATTGATGTGGTTTGGTTGTAACGGATCCAATCCAATCTTTGTAAAGGCCACCACATCCAACGCGAGCTTGCTCATGTTGATGTTCGCCCATGTGTACGCAATGGCCTCGCGGTATTGCTCATTTTTTGCCATGCGCTTCTTTTCCAAGTCCTTCAAGGTTTGGTCAATTTTCGCAAAGTAATTCATACCCAATCTTCGTTGAAAATCGCTTACAGCCTCGCCGGGGGCAAGTGCTGTAAGTTCCTTCGCTAATTGGTTGACAAATCGCTCCGCTGGTGTCGGAGTCGGTGCTGTGGCTACCGCTGTGGATGCCTGCTGACTAACAGCTTGTTGTGTTTCACTCATGATTTTTAGAGTTTTAAAATGAATTTTATTAAGAATGTAAAGATAATACCTTTTCGTTAGAAACACGCAAATTTATTACCTGAGAATTTGTGAGGATTAAATTATTCACTCCCTCGCGATTATCAATGAAAATCGGCGCGGTAATGGAGTAATAATTCGCCAAGGCATTAATGATGTCTACACCGGCATTGATACGCCCGGCATTGTTAGCCGAATCGAATGGCACCCAACTTCCGTTGGTATTGATAAGGGCCTCACAACACTCGGCCAGTGCTCCGTTCACTTGCTCCTCGAATAAACGGAAACGCGTAAAGGTGAAGCGGTGGTTTACTGATTGAACGAGCATATCAATACGGGCACGGTTATACTCCTCACAAGCGAACAGGCGTTCCTCAATGGCGGTAAGCTCTTGGCTCAATGCTGATTCGCGCTTGCTCAGCTCGTCAACACGCGCTTCAATTTGCGATTTCATACCTTCCAATGCTAACTGCTTTTCGGCTTCGCGAATTACGTTATTGCACTCGGCAATCTTCGTATTGATGTCGCTGAAATTGGCGTTTTCTACGGGTGTAATTACAATGGCATTGATTTGAGCTACCATGCTGTAAATTAACGGGGTATCGGTAGGCGGGGTGGATTGTAGTGCCTCGATTTGGTTTTGAGTATCGATGATGGCGGCTTCCTCATGTGGTAACACGTCCTCGATTTTCGCTTTTACCTCCTCAATATTCTTTTGGAGCGATGCGATGGCGCTTTTAACTTGCTCGGCTTGTTTCGCGATTGAATCCAAGCGCGATTGCTTTTCGGCATTGAACTTATTCTTATTTTTATTGATAATATCCAAGCTCGCCACTTCATCCAATTGGCGTTGGCATGATGGGCATATAATGTCGTTTTCGTTTAACTGAAACGTCTTTGCGTTTTCGGCTTGCCACTCCGCGCGAAGGGATTGCAACTTTTGGTTATTTGTTTCGATTTGCGAATTGTAAAAATCAATCTGCTTCAATGCTTGCGCGTTGTACGTGTTAACCGCGTCATTGGCTTGTTTCATCATGCTTAGCTTGCCACGGAGGTTATTTAACTCGGATTCGTAAGCGTAGCGCAATTCGTGCCGTTTAGCCTGCAATTCGCGTTCAAGATTATTCTTTACTTGCTGTTGCTCCATTACGGCCTTGTTCGCCTCTTGGTTGGCTTTCAGTACGTTTTCCTTACTTGCATCCAATTGCGCAATGATGGCTTGTTGCTCAGCGATTGTCTTACGGAATACCGAGTAATCGTCAATCATTGGTATCGTCTTATACGCCTCGTCAATTCGAACCGGTATCACGTCCAATTCGTCTTTGATGGCTTTGGTTTTGTAGCGCAGTTCGTCGCGTAAATTCTCGATGGTTTTTTTCTTAGCAAGTTCACCGCTTAACCATTGGATCGTTTCAGCACTATGCCCTACCATTGCGCCCATTACTTGCTCGATTGTTACGGGTGTGGCCATTTCTAATAAGGCTTTACGGCGTTCCTTCCAATCTAATTGAGTATTGAAGTACAAAGGATTGGTGAGCAACTTAAACAGCTTTTCGTCCATTATTTGCGCGACTGCCACCTTAAATTCGCCTTCTTTTTGTGGTACTTCGTTCCAAAAATAGAGGTTCTCATGCCCGGTCAATTCGGGTATATTGGTGTTACGCTTCTTAGTCCACTTTTCGCGGTACACTTTGCGAAGGACAATAGCCTCGCCGTTAACATCGAAATGTACCTCTGCTTCATGCTCCAACTGATGTACAGGCTTACCATCCTTATCGAGCGACTTTATGGCGAAATCGGTTTTTCCTTCGCTATCGCGGCCAAAAAGCAGCCACAATACTGCATCGAATAACGATGTCTTACCGGTACCATTGTCGCCCGAAATATTGGTTTCTTGTCCGAAGGCAAAGTATAATTTTTTGATGCCTTTAAAATTTGCGAGGCGCACTCGCGTGATTTTTACGTTTTTCATGTGTTTGAATTTTATAATTTTAGAATGTGATTAATAAGGTCCGTCGCTACTCATTGGCTTTGCTGCATCGTCGGTAATTGACGGTAGCGGTTGTTCATCGTCAACCGGAAAGCGTTCGCGCTTCAAGTTGCTGATTTGCGCTTGGTAGTACTTATTGAGCTGATGTACCTTTAATTGGTACGCGCCTTTAAGCTTCAAGATTGTTTCTTGGTCGTTGGCCGCTTTCATTATGTAGTGCGCCCAAAACGTTTTTAACTGCTCGGCTGTTTTGCAGCTGTCGATGATTTCTAAAATCTTATCCATTGGTAGCCTCCTTTTCAATTTCAGCCAACAATGATGCTTTCTTCTCGCGCGTGAAAGCCTTGATTTCTTCGTGCAATTTCTTAGGTACAGGACCTAAATTAAGGGGTTTTTGCGTTCCCTTTGGCCATACTGAAGGACGACCTACTTTTTTACTTTTTGCCATGATTTATATATTTTAGGCAAATATAATAATAATGTAATTATAATTCCAAATTAATTTTTCTTTTTTCCAATAATCGGCGTGCTGCTTGTACTGATTCGTGCTCAGGATTGCCCTTTGCTATTTCGATAAGTTGCTCGGTTCGTGTTGGCGGTCGTAGTTCGCCTTTTGCAACTTTAAAGTTGTATTCTTGGCGTAATTTCCTACGGCGTTCGATTAGCTGATAGTCCTTATCTGCTTGAGCATCGACTATACTCGACCATACTTTATCCGACATTGCGCCCCTATTTTTGTGCAGTGCAGGATCGCCAATATCTTGCCGGCACGCCCCGTTTTGGGATAAGTACTGTTCTTCGGTAATTATTTGGATATTCATTTTGCAAATATAAAAAAGCCGGGGGATAGACATCCCCCAGCCGTACACATGAAAAAACACAAATATTTATATAAAATTTATATATCCGACAAAATTCAATCCTTTTGCGGAAAAAGGCGCTAAGTTATTACGGTTTTTAACCGCTACAATATACCCTTCACGACCTCCGACATCGTTCGTATTGCCTTCGATGTTTCTTGCTATTAATCGAGGCGGTACACTTTTTGTACTTTCTACAATAACCGTATGCCCTTGCCAACCATTCCCGTAGCGATAAATAGCAATAGAATTGGGGGTATGTTTTTTGCCAACACGAATACATCCATTTGAGTTGGCTTGGGCGTAAAGGTCAGCATTTTTGTATGTGGCGGTTGAACTACCCGAAAATATTTGAGTGGCCGCCTTTACAATGTCCGGACGCTTGATTGCCTTTGCCCATTCAATAACGCAAAGTTCAGCAAAATAGGCACACCACGCATGGCCGGTAACAAAACCTACATCACGCATTTTCTTTTCAAATGTTACATCGTTAAACCCTGAATTATTGGGCTTTTCGGTCTTACCGATGTATTGTTTGGCTACTTCTGATAGTGTCATTTAAAAAAAGCGTTTAATAATGATGATTACGGCGTTTATGGCCACAATAATAGCCAATGCCCATAATACTATACGCAAATGAGTTTCTGCTTTATACAACTTATAGGTTGTTTCTGTCAGCTTGGCGTTAAGCGCGTTTATTTGCTCTTTATTATCAATTACTTTTTCATTGACAATAATAACGCTATCAACCGATGGAACATATACCGGGTAAGGCACTTTGACAATTCTATTTTCGCCAATAACCGTGTCGCAATCGACGTACTCCGCTTGCCACAAAGTATCACGTTCACCTTTAATGTATTGAATTGTATTCGTTTCCTTCTCCTTTACATCGCAAAAAGAGGCGAGGACGTGAGGGTACTCACTCTTCAAAGTAGCCACCCTACGCCTCGCTTTATTTTCAGTCATGCAAGCCGACAGGCTAGCCAACAATAATATCCATATAATGTTTTTCATTCCGCACAAAATTAAAGTATTTTCCCTTTAAAAATACGCATATTTTTAACCTCGAAGTTGCTACCATCAATATCAATACATGAAAATCCGTGGTTCCATTTGTTGATGGGCAAGTAAGCCGGGTGTAATTCGCACAGGCAACCGAGCGACCATGTAGTGATAATTTGACCGTTCAAATTGGGTTCGGTATGCTCCGAGGTTTGATGGTTATGGCCTTGCATTGCGCTCACCTTCGCCCGTAGGAATAATCCCCTTGCCACGTTCACAGGCGAAAAGAATCCGGAACTAAATTCATGCCCGTGAATAATGTTCAAATCACCCGCTTTCATAATGCGCTTTTCGCCAATTATTTCAACATCGGCTCTTTTCTTTATTATTGCGTTCAATTCAAACTCCTCAACGCCTACAAGTTCGCCCGCTTTCTGCCAAAGAAAATGTTCGTAGCGTTCTTCATGGTTGCCTATCTTAAAATAAACTTTGCACTTGAACAAATTGTTTAGCGTTTCCATAAATTGCTCGAAGGCGGTTAACTCCTCGGCAAAGTGTCGCTTTTTAGGATCGCGCACAAAACGGCTTAACCCATGAAAATCCAAGGTATCACCATTGAGTAATATCGCATCGGGTTTGTAGTGCTTTAAATAATCAAATGTGGCGGTCAATGCCTCGATGCTATGGTAAGGTATGTGTATGTCGGAAAGTACCGCTAATCGCTTCGCATCAATCCGAAACGGCTCGTAAATCGTCTCATCCGATGTCGGTAAATTGTACGGGTTCTTTGGGCGTTCCTTTGCTTTGTGAGTAACGGCTACTCCTCTGCTCTTGCCGTGCTTGCCTTCGATAAGACGAAGCACCGAGCGGGCATCTTCAACGTCATTAAAGGTTAGTTTCTCTTTCTCGTACATGATACGAGCAAGTTTTAAAGTCGGCATCTCCATGCCGAATTTATCTCTATACTGGCGTGCGATGCTTGCTTTTGTCATGTACGCAAAATTAGGTAGTCGATGTTGGTATTTCCTCGGTGCTGTAATTTGTTAACTTAGGTTCATCTTGAATTGTAACATTTAAGGTCCGCAAATAAATTGTGATGATATTATTTACGAGCATAATACAAGCAGAAATCTTAACCGCTAATTCCGGATTAACGCCAACATCTTTAAGAAAATCGGGTATTAAAATAAGCACGGCAGTAGCCATTGTAAGGGCGTTTACCCAAATAGTGCGTGATTTGTGGAGTGGTTTAGAGGTACTCATATCCGTGAATTGTTTTAATTAGTTTTTTGTGCCTATCAAAGATAAAATCCATGCCCTTAAATTCAACAAGTAAAGATGTTTTTTCACCCTTTAATTTCGTTTGAAATTCGGCTTTAGTTTCAAGTCGTGCCGTTCGGTCTAATAGAACCTTAACATCGTTTTTCATGTCAACAACGAACCAACCAACAACAACAAGAAGCCCTTGCGTCATCCATGCTTTTACTTCATCAATCGTCTTGCTCATTGTATTCAATTTTATAAAGTTCTGTTTTGAATTAAAATAGGCGTGTAATTAACCGCTGTTAATTTTTCCAACTTGGTTTTTACTTGCACAAAATTAGGGTTTTCTATGTTTTCGATAGCGGTACACAATACGCCGTTATCGTCGTAATCGAACTCAATCATGTGGCCATTGTAAATGTACCCGTTCAGCTCGCTAATTTGCTCGATAGTTCCTGTTAATGCCTGCATTACAAATTAAGGTATAATTGTTCGCAAAGTTTTCTAAGGTCGGGAAGGTCTACAATGCCAAAAGCACCGCCAATCGCATACATACAAATGGGGAGCCCAGATTGGTAAGTTGTACCGCTTCGGCATATAAATTGCTCGCTGTTTGTGATAGCGGTACTTGCTGTTGTCATGGCTGTGTTTAAGTCGTACATTCTGTTTACGACATTCGACGCTGTGCGAGTAATACAATGAAAACCATAACCACCTGCATTGGCCGCCGAACCTAAGTTAGTGCCTGAGTTGATGTTGTTTTGTGTTGCACTATTAGCCACCCTCATAGTATTATCGCTATTGGCCGCTGCATTTCCATCAATCGTTTGCGAAGCGGCTGTTGATGTTCTTTCTTTTGTAAAAAAGTATCGACCTGCATTGTTTAGTGTATAATTCACGCCATCAACGGCGGGGTTGTAGTTGGTTCGTACATAACTGTTTGCCGCATTGCATACATACCCTAAATTAGCTATCCAAGTAGGCGAATTTACGGGAATAAGTAATGTACCCGTGCTTGGGCTTTTCCAATTGATTCTACCAAAATTCTCACTGCCATCATTGGCAACACCGCCCCATAATCGGTCGTAAATAGAGAAAACTCCAAGTGCTTTTAGCGCAATTAGATGCGCGTTAAATTTGCGCAATTGAGCGGTTGATGGCAGTGCATAGCCTTGCGCCGTTGCAAAATCAATTACCCCGTTTGTGCCGTTTTTAAAATTGCTATCATAGCAATAAATAGAGTTACTTGTAGCGGGTTGATTACCGCCTGCATTGATGCCCGTTACTACACATGATATATCAAAGCCTGCATCGGCAGTTACTTGCGTATAAGTGGTTGAATTAGTGCCTACATTTGTTGCCCCTCGCTTCCATTGGTAGTTGAAAGATGATGGCGAATTAAGCCAAGTTCCGTTAGTAACGGTCAATACACCACCTACATAATCGCCACCACTTACGACAGGGGCTACGGTATTTTCAGGGCGTTGTACGGCAGCGGCGGGAATACTAAACGATGCCGAGTTAGCCGAGCTGTTACCCGCTGAATTGGTAGCGGTTATTTGTACACGAATTAATCGACCTGCATCACCCGAAACGATGGTATAAGTGCTCCCAATTTGAACGGGCGAGTAGTTATTCCATGTACTACCGTTATTGGTCGAAAATTGCCAATTGTAAGCCTTTGAACTCGATGGAAATTCAGTCCAATTTCCTGTAAATACTGATAATACCGAACCTGTTGATGATAGTCCGTAAATAAGTGGCACATCGACGTTAACGGGGGCATATCGTGGCGTTATGGCGTTGCTTACTGCCTCGCCTGTACCGTACAAATTAGTTCCAATTATACGGCACGTAATCGTTTGCCCCATGTCGGCGAGTACTTGCGTGTAAGTACTGCTTATTGCGCCCGAAATTACGCTACCATTACGGAGCCATTGATACCCGAAGGTAATCGTAGCGTTACCTGTCCACGTTCCGTTTGTGGTGGTTAAAACACTGCCGACAATATCGGTGCCACTAATTACAGGAGCAACGGTATTAATCGGTTTTTGAACTGCTGTTATGCCTGTTGTGGTACTATCGGCTACGCCATACGAATTAGTGGCAATTACTTTGCCCACAATGGTTTGCCCGTAGTCGGCAGCCTGTATTGCATACACTTGTGCAATGCCTACAACGGTTGCCCCTATTTTCCATTCGTAGGTAAAAGTAATCGGACCATCACCAACCCATGCACCGGGGGATAACACTAAGTAGGCGCCAATTACAGGAGCACCACCACCTGCCACGAATGAAGTAGCCGCCACCGATACCGATGGAGGGATTGACGAACCGCCACCGCTTGCATACGGTTGTACAAATGACGATGCTCGGTTTGCAGTGCCGAGTGTATTAAGTGCAATTTGATTTACACGAATTAATTTCAATTCATCGCCAGGAGCGAGTACATAGGTCGTATTTGTTTGCCCTACGATATTACCCCATGTCAAACCGCCGTTTGTAGACGATTGCCATTGATAGGAAAGCGTAGGCGTTGGAAGACCGGACCATGCGCCTGAAATAGCGGTAAGCGTAGAGCCTACCGATACAGCTCCGTTGATTGTCGGAGGCAAAATATTTATTGGTGCGAAGTCGGCTAAAGGTTCATCGGTTGGACGTGTGGCGAATTTTTGCCCTACGAACATACCCGAACCGCCGAGTATTGCATTCGTTTGGCTAATTTGTAACGAGTCGTCCCATACGAATTGAGTACCGGCGGCAGGGTAAAAGTTCAGCCCGTTATCGGGATTATCCTCAATTAATTTGCCGATGTAGTCTAAAGAGCCATAAGTATTTAAGGCAATATCGAATAAGCTCGAATTTTCAACGGCAACAAATGTTTTTTGAGCCATATCATTACTTTACAAATTGCTTGTTAAGTTCATCAACGGCTAACTTTGCTGTAAGTCCGGTTACTCCGTTAACGGTTGCAGTGTCGGTCGTTAAATCGTACTTTAAAATGGACGATGAACCCGTGATGTACAATGATCTACCAATAGAGTAATAACTAAAGTTGCCTACTAAGGTATAATTTCCGCTTGCATCAGCCACGTGCAATGCAGGTGCGATTTGCGAGATGGAGTGAGTAATCGTAACAATGTTTGCCATAATAACAAAGGTATTTTTAAGAATGAGTTACAAAGGTTTGTGAGTTACTAAAGGTCAAGTACGGCGTTTGGTTGAACTTGCATTTCACCATTAGTATCGAGCGAAATAATCGGGTTTTGCGAGCGGTAGTTGTCGCTTTTTAGTTGGAGGATTATTTCACGCTGTATTGTCGATTCTTGCCCACTTGAATTGAGGTAACTATCAATCTGAACGCCATCATTCGGGAACTCTTTATATGCTCCCTTTGGCGTTGCTATGGTGTCCTCGATGTGGTCAATGTCCGATTCGTAAACGGGCAAGTCATTAGCGGCGGTAATTGCTGCGGGGTTTAAATTTATATCGTATCTAACCATGTTTTACAAGGGGGTTTTCAATGTCGTTTTGTGTTGTAGGAGTTAGTGAGCCTGTTACGGTTGGCACTGGAGGCGCGCCACTTGAAGCGTGCGTGTGGGCATTGTAGGCGGCAAGTAAGCTGTTTACTTTATCCTCTAAATTATTCAATTTGGTAACCAAGTCCGATACTTTTACCAATCCACCGAACTGATTTCCACGAAGCCACAGCTCGGAAAGGTCGGAATAGCCTACAATAATGCCATCAACAATAAACACGGTACTGCCAATTTCGGGTATCTGCAATAATTGGTCGCCCGTTGCCGGTGCCATTTGTACTATATAATCGATGCCGTTTGCTTGTACGGTTGCTGTTCGGTTATTGGTATCAATACTAACCACCTCGGCAACATGAGCCTGTGTTGATCCGTTACCCGCAATTTTTCGTATCGCCGTTCTTATTTTTTCGTCGCTCATGATAGTTTATTTTCAAGGTCAATAACTTGTCGTAATCCACCATCGGAAGAGCACGAATAAGAAACGGCTTTAATTTGGTAACGTCCATTCCGCTCAGGTAATACGCTATCTTGAAGGTTTGCTATGTCGCCAATGCGCATAAAGGGTGCTCCAAAAGTGGTGAATGTGCCGCGGAAGCCGGTATAATAAACGCGGAGTAATTGTTCAGCTCCAAGCCTTCCGAGTTCGTCGATGGTTGTAGCACCTAAAAAGAAGTAATCGTACCGCTCGCCCTCGGTAGCTTCGGGAACTGATCCGCTCGATACATCTTTTACATTATACCGGGTACCATCACTAGCTACCTTGTTGCCCGTTGGCGTAAATTCAATTAAAGCTCGTAGAGTTTTCTTTTTGGTTTTCGGCGCGCCATCTTGCGTAGTGCTCCCCGTCGATTCGTCAATTGTATTGGAAGCAATACACGACAATTTTACATCGTCCTTGTTCGTGTAATTCAAATCGTCCTCAATGATGTTCTTTTGGAAGTTGAAAACGCCCTCGGTCGATACCGATGTATCGAATTGAATGATACCACAGCGAAGTAATGAGCCGACAAAGTAAGATGTAAATTTGTAGTCTTTTTCGAGGCGTTGTAGCACTTGCGAAACGGTTTCATTTCCTACAATGAATTGGCCGATAGTAGTTACCTCGGCCATTGTTTTGAACGTGAAGCCTGTTCCTTGGAGTAATGCGCTCAATAATCCTTCCAAGGTGGTGTATGCCCCTGCCTTGGCGGGTGTTTGCTTTAGCACCCACATATTGTCCTCTACTTTCAATTCGACGGGCGTTTTACTGCCTACTTGCGAAACGTAGCCCTCAAACACGGTTGAAATAGGGGAATACCCAAAGTACCCGCTTGTTATAACTACCTTATCGCCTCGCTTAATCAAGTCGCCTATCTTCACATTTGTACCTCCCAATGGCTTTAATTTGCCAAAGGTATCTCGGTAGTATAGGTTTTTCGGGAAGGTAACAGTACCGCCCATCGTTTGTTTGTCCGCGCTCGTTTCGATTGAATAATCGGTAACGAACGGAAGCTCGATAGTGCCCACTTTGATATTTACGAATACTCTAAGCATTTATAATAAGTTCAGCGGGGTTCGATGAAGTGGCGTTGATGGTGAAATTTTGGTAGGAGTAACCGCCCGGCTGTTGGCCAAGTTCGTAGCTTTCTACATCGATAGAAAAGATACCCATGTTTTGAAGGTAGGGGCTTGATATAGCGATTGAAATAGGTGCATCAAGTATTCGCTTTAGCTCGGCAATTTCCTCGGCAGGGTGTGCCCCATTTGCGCCCGTAATTACGCCCGTAATTTGTATGGCGTAATCATCCATTCCGATGTATTCTTTTACCGTGCCATTGCGCCCTGTTATTTCAGTTTTTACTATCTTTTTAGCTTGTGATACAGCGATTAAAACAGCATCGAAGCGCATCGTTTGCCATGTTTGTACAACGCCTTCAAAAGTGGTATAGCTACCGCCCTGAATAATAATGTTCGATTGCACGGGAGTACCGAGAGCTGAACGCCCTGCTATTTCCGAAATGGTGCCAAGTGCTGATGATGGTATATAGTCGGGCATATTATTGTACGATTAATTGGAAGTCATTTACAGCACCAACAAGGGCATCAACAACCATTTGTTTGACCTTTTCAGAGCCTTCGCGGACGTTACTTACATTCATGTTATACTCTCCGATAAGGTCTTTTATTGATACGTTGATGGTGGTTACTTTAGTGCCTTGTGCAACTGATTTTGATTTGCTTGGTGTAGGGTTGGCAGCATTTGCGCCTGCCGATGATAGCCCTGCCGTTGGAGTAGCTGTACCGCCCACTGCTTCTGCTTCTTTTTTGGCTTGTTGGTCCTTAGCGAAGTCGGCCATGCCTGCCGCGTAACCTTCTTGTGCACCTTTGGCAATACGCCCACCGGCACCGAACACAGCCGAAGCCATACCGCCTAAGCCTTTTTCGATTTGTCCAGGATCTAAAGTAAATGTACCAACAAGCACATCTTTTAGTCCGACAAAGTACATCTTTATTGATTCGCCTACGGCTTTAATACCGCCCCATAAACCCCATAAACCTGCACGAAATACCGCTGATTTTTCATAGGCTACTACGATGGCGGCCGTTAAAGCGGCAAGGCCAACAATAAGCAATCCAATTGGGTTAGCGGTCATGGCGGCATTAAGCCCTAATTGAACCATTGTATATATTTTGGTAGCAATAGCCGAGGCGTTTACGGCAAGGGTATAAACACCCCATGCAGTAGCGGCAATGCCTACTACAATAGCAAGTTCTTTAAGTAGCTTCTTATTTTGTTGTATGAAAGTAACCATATTGGATATACCCGAAACAACGCCACGAATAACAGGCAGTAGCATGGTGCCAAAGTCAAGCGTTAACCGTCCTATTTCTTCTTGTACGTCTCCAAATGTGTTTTTAAGTTGTTCCCACGGACCAAGCCCAGCAAGTGCGGCCGCTTCTGCTGAACCGCCGAACTCTTTATTCAACTCCGATAGAATCATTTGTTGAGCCTTCGCCAATTGGTTTGTCTCAACAAAGTTTTTCATCATTTTTTGTTGTTGATCGCTGAACGATACGCCTACACGTCGAAGCGCGTTAACGCCTTGAATTGGATCGTTTAACGCCTTGCCCAATTGTACCGCTGCACCTTGTAAATCGCCTCCCATGCGCGTAGCCATGTCCAAAATCGCGGGAGTGGCGTTCTGCATAATCTCGCCACGGATATTTGTAAACGTTACGAGTAACGATTGAACGCCTACAATAGCTTCGTCGCCATAAGTGGTAATCTTTTGTAGTGCTGCTGCTTGTTTTAAAAAATCATCAGCAGTCATGCCCGCAACATTCCCAGTGCTTTGTAGTCCGGTCCGAAGTTGTGCAATAGCCTTTTCGCTTTCGTCGAATGCTTTTACCGATTCGCCAAGGAAAGCCGTTATGCCTAAGCCTGCAACAAGCCCGGCAATACTTTTCATGCCAATACTTAAACCGCCCATTGTTCCCTCTAATTTCTTAGCGGAAGCATCGGCTTTATCTAAGCCTTTTGTAAGCTCGTCTTTAAGCGACAGCGTATATTGAACTTGTTGATTACTCATACTTTACTTGTGATACAATTGAAAGGTAATATTTAACGTCGGCCCATGCTTTTGCGTAGTCATCTTCGTCGGTTGGTACGTGCCCTAAACACCCTCTTATCATTGCGCTCATTCGGCGGTAATGGTGGCGTTCGTCTGTTGGGTGAATCGCCACCGATTCTACTTTTTTGCGAATTGATTTTGATAGCGAGAAACAAGCCCCATACAGTAATCAACAACTCCCATGCGTGCATCATCGTTGGTTTCGATAATCGCATCGGATTTGTCTTTGATTAAAAGCAATTCCGATAAGTTATAAGCTGACATATACACGCCTGCTGTTAACGCTTGGTCCATTGCGTGAAGTTTCTCAGCAAAGGTCGGTTGGCGCAAATAAGCAACGATGCGTTTAAACGTTTCGGGCTGAATAAAAACAACGGGAAGCACCTTAGGCACTCCCCGTTCTTTTGCAATTTCAACTGCCTTCGCTTCGTATGCGCTAATTTCTGAGGGGGTAAGAGTATTTTGATTTTCCATACCCACAAAGATAGTTAGTTATTTACGACATCTGCAATCTTCAAAGGAATTTTTACTTTGATTGATGTGTCTCCCTGCGCAACAGCTACTGGCAACTCCATGAAGTTACAGGCTTTCAAAGTTACACGTACAGGGGCAACACCAACACCGGCAAACATGATTACAATATCAAAGAAAGGCAATTCGAGAGGATTACGATTCGGCGAAATAGCAATGAGCTTATTTAACTCATCAGCATACATTTCAATTGAACCATCGCACTCGAAATTACCATAACCACGGCTTACGGCGTATTGCCCAGCTCCGTAGTTATCAACGATATTCTGCTTCTTGTTGTATTCAACCGAAGTAATGCCACGTAATTGACTGCCAAAGATTACCACGTTAATTGTGCTCCACGAATAGGCAACGCCGTTTATTAAAGGTACCATAGATTAAGCGATTGATTGAGTGAAGGTAATAGGGATGATAATTTGACGGGCAACACCGGGCATGAGCAACGATACAGCGACTACCAACTCCGAAGTGCTTAACACATCTTGCGATGGATCAACAACAACATCGTAGGCGTTCAAGTTCGACAAGCGAACCATTTCATCGAGAGCTGTTTCACCAACACCTTCAAACGTACCCACTGCAACATCGGTTAATGTGCCATCGGCGTTCAAGGAAATAGGCGAGTTCAAGAATGGTAAATAAGCGGCGTTTAATACGCGGATGGCCTTGTCGATAACGCGGTTGTTTTCGATGTAGGCATAGTCGCTACTTTGTGCAATAGCCGTGTGGCTATCGTTAAAGTATGTACCGGAAATGCCGTTGAACTTGCGCACAAAGATGTATCGCTTGTCGGTCAATCCTTCTAAGGTAGAATCGAGCGAAGCAAAGGTTTCGTAGTACTGACCATTTGCGAACATAGCCACTTCGTTTTGTACTCCGTCGCTCAAATTGAACTGGTTAACCCAAGCGATTGACTCGCTCACGTTTGCACGTGAAATGGTGCCCATAATGGTGCCTAAATGAGTAATCGATGTGCTGTTGGTTTGCACCAATAACAAGCCTTGACCGCTACCGCTTTGCGAAACACAAACCGATACCTTGTTGTTGCTTTTTGTTGCCAATGTAGCCAATGTAGTAATATCGGCAGTACCAACTAAGTTAGCGCAATAAACCGCACTAATCGGGCGCTTAATGGCATCGTTTGCCTTGCATACAGCATCGATTAAAGCGATGTCGCTATCAGCATAAGCGGCAGTTTTGAATACACCAATTTGACGAATAGCACCTTGTGCAAAATTCTGCATGAGCGTAATTTCGGTGAAGGCATAAGTACCAGGCACGGCGTAAAATCCTACGTACAAGATGCCTTTCGGGTTCATACGGAAAAACTCGCTGACGTGGTAGTGCCATACTGCTTGAGCTGAGGCAACGCCGGGTATTACGTTTTGTACAATGGTGGTTGTTATACCGCCTGTTACTTGTACAGTATAAGGCGTTCCGCTGTTAAGAAACGTGCCGAAAAACTTCGGAGCGGTAATCGTAATGATTGCACCCGAAGCGATTGCGCTAAAGCCTGTATTTTGCGTATTGGCATTAATCGAAGCGGCTACTGCGGTGGCTACTTGCGCGGCAGTCTCAGTACCCACGCGTGTATATTCGCCTAATGTAATTGTAGAAAGCGCACCACTAAGCGACACGCTTGAACAACGAACGCGAATGGTATCGCCCGCCGATCCTGCGGCCGTAATGGTTACAGTTCCTGTTGAAGCGGTAGCATCGGAGTAATCGTTCAATATACCCGCATTAACGGCATCCGATACCGAATACAATGCCTTTACACGGCTTGTTGTGGTAAAGCCGCTTGGCAGGTTGGCTGTATAAAACAGCATCCCGCTTATGTGGTCTTGACCGGGAAGGGCACGGCCTAAGCCGCCCTGTCCTTTGATGAATGTTATATTAGGTAAAGCCATTTTGCTTTGTGTGGGGTTTAATTATTGAACGATACGGCTTTTCTCAGCCCATACGGTACCTGTAAAAATGAAGGTAACTACAACAGTGCCACCGGTAGAGGTAGTGGCTGAACCTGCTGATTGAAAACCTGCACCAACGAAACGTACACGACGGCCACTTGCACCCGTAGCAACAACAATTAATTGATCACCAGCTTTGCACGAAGTTACCACAGGTAAAATCGAGATGGTATCGGTTAAAGCGATACGAACATAGTTGGTAAATTTGTTTGTGCGAACGGTCAATGTGTCCATACCGGCAGCATCAGTAACCGACTGCCAATTCAATGACAAACCACGGTAGGTATTATCACTTTCGGCATTTGTACCGAAACGAGGGGTTGCACTTTGTGCGTTAACGAAAGTAGCGGATAACATCAACGCTACGGCGAATAAAAACTTTTTCATTTTACTTGTTGGGTTGTTTTTTGGGTTTTGGAGCGGGTGCGCCTTCGCTCGTTTCTTCTGCACCAAGCAAATCTTCACGACTTACTTTTTTTGTGTTCGGCATTTCCACGAAATACCAACCGCCGTCTTCGGCAAGCCACACATCGGTAATATGTGGCTTGCTTTCAACGTAGGCTTTTAATTCACTATGAACCATAGTAAACAGTTTCAGAGTTCCAACCAAATTGAACGTCTACCTTCATCAACATCTTGATAAAGTAAAGCTCACTATTGGCTTGTAATTTTGATAATTCCAATGTAGCATCATCAACGCTATTCATACCTAACCACACGTTACTATCCATGCCGGCAGTACCTTTTGCGATTAAGTAAGTATCGTTCGGCATATCGTTGATACGTACAACTTGTAAGCCTTGGAAGCGAGCAACACCCATTTGAGTGAAATCTACGCCCTTGAACGATTGAGCTTGTTGAGCTTGCATATACAAGTCGAAGGTTTTGTAGTTAACAAAAATCTTCATGTTCGGATCGTACTTCAACGCGGCAGGGATTAAATCGTAACCTTTCTGCAATTCACCAACGATGTTACCAGCACTCAATGTAGTAGGCGATACAACAAAGTTAGTGTTATCAGTACCACCGGTAGCCAATTTAGCCTTACGGATTAAACCATCGTAATAACGATAAATTGAAGGGGCGGCGTTGGTAGTGTTACTATTCCAGATTGCTTTGTTCATGTAGCGGTCATGACGCTTCAACACCTCTTGAATAACGGTACTTTCAACGGTTGCAGGTAAACTGCGGTCGATTAAAGTAGGGTTCAATTGTGTAGCATACCAATGGGTTTCATAATCACGTGGGTTAAACTCAACGTAAATCATGTAATCAGCTGGGTTCAATTCCTTACCGGTAACGGTCATGTCTCCTTTACTTGTCGGAGTGGCCGCGCGGTCTTGAATCAAATCCTCGTAGTCAGAATCGAAACGCGGAATGGTAAACTTCTTTTTGATACCATCTTTAACGTATATGTGTCCACCTTGTACAGTCTCGTTACCAGTGATGGCTTTTACGATAAACTGAGAAGCGGCCTCACCAGCGTAGTTGGTGTCCGAAATTACAAAATCATACGCCATGTTAGCGGGTAAGTTACCGGGAGCAACTAAGCCTTTAACAAATCCAATTGCAAACAATACGGCGGGGGTGGCCAACACAGGAATGTCGGCGGCGAAGTTGAGGGCAACTGCGAAAGCTACCATCAACAAGAGCGAAAAGAGAAAACGGGTTTTCATTTTTGTGGGTGGGGGTTTATTTTTGGTTTGTTTTGTTTTGGATTTCCATCATGATGCTTGCGGCAGTCTTTTTAACAACTGGAGCGGCTTCGGGTGTAGGCACAGCGGCTACATTCAAAGGCAATTGCTTCAAGATTGCTTCGGTCTCGGCGTAATTCTTTACAGCCATAGCTTTGAAGCTGTCTTTAGCATCACCAATACGAGCTGAATACTGACCGATTAAGTTTTCGGCCTTCAATTCGGCGGCTTCGGTTGCTAATGTTTCGGCAGTTTTTTCTGCTTCTTCTTTAGCGGTTTCGGCTTCTACCTTAGCGGCTTCGGCTTCTTCTTTTGCTGTTGTTGCCTCGGCTAACTTCGTTTCGGCTTCGTTTTTAGCGAGCGTCAATTGGTTAATCGCTTCAACGATTGCATCTTCGTTGGCGTTTGATTCCAACGAAAGCAAGTTTGTTACTTTTAACATACTTATTTGTGGGGTTTGATTAAAAAAAGAGTTATTCACCGCGGCGTATAACGCCTCAGGTGCTTCAATTAGGTTATTGAGTTTGCGCGTTGATGCGATGCTTGTGGCGAAGCCTTGACGCTTACATTCATCAGCACCGAGCCATGTCGTTGCATTCATCATGGCGGCCGCTTCGTCTTTAGTGCACTTGCTTTTTGCGCTTAACATTGTGGCGATTGAATCGCACATTTCCGTATAAACTTGTTGGTCGGTAGTGCCTTGCACTGGGTGCATCATCAGCTTTGCGTAATCCATCATTACACGGTTACGCCCTGCCATAAAAATAACACCTGCAATACTGCCTGCAATACCCGCATTTTCGGTATCAACAGGGGTTTTGGTTTGTAGGATGCGATTGAAAATGCTCATTCCGTCCATTACTGAACCGCCGGGCGAATTGATAACGATATTAATCGACTCCTTTCCCATTTGGTCAAGTTCGTCAAGCTCCATGCAAAATAATTCACCGCTAACAGCATCATACGAATCACCGCCGACAGGGGCGAGGATTTTCATCGTTGGAACTGCATCGTTTGGATTTTGGCAATAGCGCATATACAAATGTGTGCCGTATTGCCTTACGCTTTTTACTTTTGAGTTACTTTAGCCCGTGCAAGTAGTTTTACTTTCTCGTTTTGGGGCATTGAATCAAAGAAGTTTTTAAGGGCCAACGATACGACCTTGCTTTCGCTCATGTCGTACTGCTCTTTGTAGCCTTTTAATAATTCCTTGTGCTGGGGTCGCACGTACCCCTGCACTCGAAATTCCATTGAACTTGATTTGTTACACATTGTAGAACGATATGCCTTCAAAGTAAATAGTAGCATTATTTCCAATCAAACCGCTGTTATCCTTAACAGCCGTGATTTGTCCGCTCGGATTAATTTCAACGTGCAAAGTGCCATACGATGCGCCGTTTACAATTACCAACCCCAAGCGAGGATTTCCACCGCCAACAATAACGGGGCGGTGTGTTGTTGGTAGCGTAGCAATAACTTGACCGACCGCAAAACTACTATTCATCTGTAAAAGCCCTTGCAATACTACTACTCCCAAATGGTCTTTTTTTGCAAGCAAGTTAAATGCGCTTGTTATATTCGTTCCGTTGGTAATCCCCGAACCGCTCGAAACGGTTGTGGGTAGTTTCTTGTTCGTAAACTCCGAAAACGTACCTAAATAATTAGCGGTTGATGTTGTTCCGCTTACGAGAGTGGCAGTACGAATTTGGTGGATGTTGTAGCTATTGCCATCTGTAAACTCGATTGGGTCTCCAGCCGCGTATGTTTCGGATAAAACAAAAATAGGATATTCACCCGCACCAACAGTAAACGAAGCGGCGGGTACACTAAACAGCTCGCCACCGGTATAGATATAACCTCGATTGGCAGTAAATGCCGAGCCTACTAAGGTCGATTGCAACCCGTAAACGATATCAAAGGCGGGTGCTCCGGGTGTTCCCCCTGCATCATCGGTTCCGATATTTCTACAAATAGCTTGTATCTGCTCGTTGTAGGCTTGCTGTAAATGGTCGAGCGTAGTTTTGATGATAGGCATTTTTGCGCCTACCGAAATGTTGCTTGTTATAAGTTTTTTAGACATAATTAATAAGTTGAAATTGTGTATGTAGTACCCTCGGTAACGTAGGGGTTTATTGATGCAAATAGCGGACCGTCTCCCGTAGTACCAAAATTGGTAAAGTACCAAACAAAGGGAACGTAGACGGTAAAAGACGGGGGAATTGTTGATAGTGTATAAGACGGGCTAACGTAACTATCCGCGCCTACTAAACCAACGGTCGATGTTTGTGTGTCGCTTGTTGAGACTAAAAACTGCGGGTCGGGTATAACGTTCGTTACAATATAAATGCTCGACGCCAACGGGGTAGGGGAATAAGTAAGCCCCCAATAGGTATTGAGTGCATATTCCAACTGCATCACCGTGCCGTTCCATAATTGGCTCGTATTGGTGCCGATGTAAGAAAACAACAAACGCCACGAGGTACTATCGCTTGGGTTGGTTGTGGTGCCGTTTTTTGTGCATTCGTACAAACGCCCGTTATAGCCTGCTAAATCTCCATAATTGTAAGTACCTGCTACCCATACAACCCCGCCCCCTTCTTTGTATAGCTTGAAAATAGCAACCCATCGCGTGAAAGCGTTTAGCAATCCTTTGAGTAAGTAATCCAACACAGGGAACTGCAACCGCTTACGGGCGGGCGCATTGTCCTTTATAAATTTGTCGGTATCAATATCGTAATAAGCCATTACTCAGGTATGAAATTTAGGGTGTCATTAAAGGTATAAGTAGCGGTTGTTTCCTCGGTAATATAACCCGCCGCCGCTTGGTAGCGTCGCAAAATTAAGTCCTGTCCGATGATTAAATCGACACCCGCTCCAACGGCTTGGGTATTTTGTCGAACCGATAATTGTGAAATTACTACGTCATTCACGCCCTCGACATTACGTATTGTTTGCTCAATATCCAAGGCATAAAGGTAGCCATCGAATTTTGTTTGTGCAAGTGCGGTAAGAAAGGCGGTTAACGCGCTAATTACGTTGGCTTTGATTACGCCCGAATAAGTTCCGATGTAATAAATGTCGGCAATGATTAGTATTTTATCGGATGACAACGATATAACATTGTATGTAATACCCGCCGCGCCAATTTGGTTGATGTAGCCCTGTGCAGCGTTCTTTTCGGTTGTGGTAAGTGCTACCAATGGCGAAGATTTGGCGACCTTAACTTGTACGAAATTGGTGGACGTAGTGGTTACCGAACAACCGTTAATTAGTCGTAGGGCAGGGTTAATATTCGGATATGCCGGTACGCCGTTGATAATCTGTAAGCTCTGAGGGTCGGTGGCTGAATATTGAAATTCAAACATCTTTTGCTGAATCCACTTTTTACTTGCTGCCGCCGAGGTTGCTCGAACCGTTTCCATTTGCGAAAGACTTACGTCATTAATTTGCTCCCATACAGCCATTGCCGTAGCGATAGTAAAGCAAATGAGGCGTAACAAATTGCGCTTACTCCATTTGGTTGCATCAATAGCCACACCCGCCGTTGCGAGTTCGGTGGTTAATTGAGTAGTTATTTGGGCGTATATTTCTTGTACGGGGCGTGCCATTATGGTTGTTTATTGATTGTGATTGTTGTGATTTGACCGTTGGTTTGGCTTATATCTTGGTAGTTCCCAAGTATCTGACTGAACATGGTCGAAAATTCGAGTACATATTCGTACAGGTTATCGTGGTCATATTGCGGTTGCTCGCCTGTGTATTGGAAGGGAGTGAAGTCGTAGGGATAACCAACGGTTGATGCGTGCCACTTGCTAAAGTATTGCAGTACCAAGTCGCGGTAGTCGTATATGTCCGTATTACGCCCAAAATAGCCCTCCACATTCATCTTCTCCATTACAATATGTAGGCGAACTTGTACTTGTCGTGCGGTCATTCGTTCAGCATCGTGACCGCCATCGGAAAATAATACCTCCACGAATAACGCGGGAAAGGGTACGACTTCGAGGCTTTGGTCTCGTATGAACTGCACTTGGTTGTTCCATACGTCAACATGAAACGTACCACCTGCCACCGGCATAGCCTCGGCGTGTGTAAGGATGCTATTTACAAATAATTTTAAGCCCATACTTTATCAAAGAATTTAGTGATGATGGCCTTTTGTTTCTTAGTGAGTTCGGGATGCTCGCCCATAAATTGACGCTGCGGCATTCCGTCTAATCCATCGTTATGGCGTGCTGCGTACTTCAAATTGACTACCAATTTAATAAGCTCGAATGTTTTAACCCGTGTTGATGTGTTTACAGCACGGCGAAGCCTACCGGTCATGGTTAAAGTTGGCTTGGTTCTGCGTGAAAGTCCTCGTTTCTTTGGGTACTTATAAGCACTTGTTCCCGGCACGCGTCGCTGGGGCACTTGCCACTGCTTACCAAAAAATCCACCTTGCGTAAAGTTTTCAACGAAAGCTTTCTCGGTTTCTTTTGCAAGTATAACCGGGAGCTGTTTTTTAGTCAGCTCAATTTTTCGTTTAACCTCAGCAAAATTGAATTTATTAGCCATTGGCAACGGGTTGTTTGTAGTGAATAGCCATTATATCAGTCATAAACTTACTTCCCTTAGCGATTGTGTAATGTTTAAACTCAATCGCTTCAAATTTCTCGTTAAGCTTTTCAGGAAATTTCTCTTTCATTTCCATTTCAAAAAACATCCAACGGGAAGGGTGCAGTTCGATTTTATCAATCTTACGTCCGCTTTTACGAGCGTGCTTAAGCGCGCCACGAATAAGGGCGTCTATTGAATCGCGTCGCTGTCTAAATGATGCCATCATTCTGCAAAGTTATCGTTTTTTGGAATAGGTAAACCGAAATTTGTCCGTGCAAATTCTTTGTCCTCTCCTGGTACTTGAAAATATGGGTGGTCTTTGTCAAATATTTGTTTGGTGTAGTAGGGATTGTGCTTAAATAGCGGTTGCATGTCCTTTTCTACCATGTCGGCCACCTCTTGACGTTCGGGTGATTCTACGGCATCGAACTCCTGTAATAATAGGCACCGGCAGTTAAAGTGGTTCAATGGTGCTATCTTTTGCCAAATAGGATCGTCTACTTTAGCCACTATGCCATCGAGAGGCCGACATATTTCCGATGTGTTCGGGTCAATAATAGCCGAGTAACGGAGGTAAGGTAGTATGTCCTTAGTCTTTTCGATTTCTTGCCACTTAACGATGTTTTGCGCCTGTCCAATGGCGGTATCGTACTCTGTTTTTAGCCATGTTTTGTTGTAGGTTTCGAATACTTGTTTGGCTTCCTTCTTGAACTCACTAAATACGCCCGTCTCGGCTAATTTCTCGCTCATTACTTGGAGTTGTTGGTAGGACTTCGCCGCGCTGAACTGAAATACATTCGTTCGTAATGCCGTCAACATCGCTTCGTCGACCAATTCTACCGTTGCCATCGTGGCTCCGTAGCCATCATACAGGCCATCGAGTAAACGCCGGGCAATCATATAGTATAGGCTTTCGGGTATAACGTAGGCGGTTATACTCCCCTCGTAAATACCCTCAATAAGCGCGTCTATCTCTTTGTTTGTCATTACGAATATAACTTATTAAGGGCGTTTTGTACTTCCTGCGTGAATGTCGGTGATGCTGTTGGTGCTGCTTTGATTAAAGGAATCTCCAATTCATCGGCCAACCAAATAGGGTCAACCGCATACCCGCTATTTTTTAACACCTGAGTAATATCAGCGAGCTTCTTTTGCTTGTCGAGTTCGGCGAATTCTTTGCCGTCTTTGTCCTCGTTGCTTTCAAACTCAAAATAAAGCCCTTCGGGTATCATGAATCCTACTTGTCGCATCTTTGGAATCAGTATCCCGTTGATAATGTTCTCAATGTACTTGCCGTCGTTTGTTTGAATCTCACGCATGGCAGTAACGGCGGCGCCATTGGCATCGCTACCAAGTTTGCCCGGTGTGGAATCAAGCGCATCAGCATGGCCAAGTATGATTTTGCTTATCTTGGCTTCGTTACGCTTTTCAAGGTCGGCGTAAATGTTGAATCCAGTCGAACCCATCGTATTTTGTAAAATCTCGATGGTGTCGAACTCGTCTTTGATAATCCAACCGCTACTCCCCATCTGTGAAAGCATGGAAGCAAATTCGGACCGCTCACCTTCATCGGTTTTGTTGGTTGTGCCTACTCGAATTGGTTGACCGTACAGCTCGGCAGCATCGGCGTTGAATCCGAGCATGGCGCGGTTGATAATTTCATACACCCCTACTTTGTAAAGCAATCCGTAACCGACATTACTCATGCCGTTTTCGCTCGGCGTGGTGCACCATACGTGCCAAAGGTCATAGGGCGGTTTAAGAAAGTCATACCCGCTTAAGTTGTATTGGTGAATGGTTACGTTCAAGCGGTCCGGCGAGATGTACCACCGCTTAATAACATCAATCTTTGAGTATTGGCCATTAATAATATCGCCGAGGCTTACAAGGGAGTAGCCGTAGAAAATAGCATCGAGGGCATGCGACATGAATTGGCGAAACCATTCAGTTTCGAACAAGTCCTCCATTTCTTCATTCTCGCTTCCATCGGCGTTCCGCAATTCGAAATCACGAAGTAAAGTAAGGTTTTTACGCTTCTCAATACAGGCCGATACGTGGCCATTAAGTACCGTATCAACGAACAAGCGTTGCATCTTTACCCGGTGGGGAAATTGCCCCGCCTCTGCTTCGCGCATAGCATCTCTCCACGTGCTTACATCTTGCCGTATGCGATTTAACGCCGTTCGGCTTGTGAACGAGTTTAAGTTCTTATCGTTGCGCTTCAAAAAATCGAAAAAAGCCATTAGTTCAGTTTGTGTTGTGATTTGATAGTTACCCAGTGCTGGTCCTTAAATTGGCGGTAATAATGCCAAGCTACATCATCCATACGGCGGTTGACGTAGTCGGGTTTTCTAAAAATAATAGTGTGTAGGTATCGTGTCGGGCGTCCGTTATGGTAGAATAGCTTTGTGGATTGTGATTTTTTCACATATTCCGTATTACCGAATTTTTTCCATAGCCACAAGCGAATAGAAAAAGCAATTGTTTCAGCGAACAAAAGTAACGTGTTGATGATTTTCATATAGTGATTTTTAGTAGCTAAAGTTGTTTTGAACCTTGCCTCCCCAACGGATTCGCATACCTTGCTGTGGCGTTTTGCGTGGTAAGCCTGCGTTGATATCATCCCCTTTGGCGCATTGTTTTAGCCAATTGATGGCATTATCGTAGCGCTCGAGGCGTAGTTCGGGAATATTGCGAGGGCTGATGCGCGCATGAAGGTGGTACAGCATGATGTCGATGATGTAGTTCACTAACTGCTGATTGCGGTTATCAGCCTCGGTGAACTTGTTGGTAAGAATACCTGTGCCAGTCCAATAATAGGCAGTACCCGCTCCCCATTGTTGTTGTCCGATAGCGTCCGGGAATTGGTTAACTTGGGGTATTGCTTCACGGGTGCCAAATTGAATCATCGTAGCATGGTCGTATTGTGCCGTTTCTTTTACGCAAGTGTATTGGCTGCCGTTCCACATTACTTTGTCGCCAATTCGGTAGAATCCGCTCATGGTGAAATCAGTCGCTCCTGTTGGTGCTTTTAGGTACCAAAGGTTGCCCTGTTTGCCGGCTAACTGCCAATCGGCCGCGTTAAATACTCCCGCCGCGAGTGGTGTCTTTGCCCAATAAACGTTCCCTGTAAGTGAAACAGTATCATATTGAGCATATACCTTGGAATTACTAAAGGCCGCCGCGTCCATTAAAAAACGCTGTTTATAGTTGTAATTATTGAGGGGAACAAACACAGTTGTATCGGTGAACTCTACCTCTGTCATGTACTTAGGCGACAAGTACGATACCGCTTCCGTTACCGCCGCCTGTTCGGCATAGGTTATCATGGCATTATCGTTTCCGACAATATCGTTTAGATTAGCCGTTTGGATTACTCGTTTAAGATCAGCGGAAGTTAGGTAGCCCATATACAAAGATTGTTCAAAAGTAACTCAATTATATTGGTTGTGAGTTACCAAATACCCTAAAAGGTATAAAAGAATTGGTACTAGCAAGTATTATACCCGCTTGGGGTTAATACGCCGATTTGCTTACCGACTTGCCTAATATCGGCTTTCTTACAACATCGCCGCGCATCCAATTTGTGTACTGCTGAGCAAAACATACGGTCATAAAATATCGATGCGCATCGGAAGGGTGTCCGTATTTTTCATAAGATACGCCCGTGTCCTTGTCCTTTACTTTGAGCTTCTGCATGGTGCCATCCTCTGCCTCTTTTACAAATTGCAGGTCGTTGATGGTGGCTGTACAGCTTTCATCGTGTAAAATGGTAACGCCACCGGCATTGTTGAAGTAAACAGCGTTTACCCAATTTCCACTCATTACGATGGCGGGGTGTTTGCGTTCTACTCTCATCGTAGGCTTGTACTTTGCGAGCTCTTGCATGATAATCACATAATCATTATGTCCCTTTTGCGTTCGGGTATCTTCGTTGAACCCCGAAGGATCGCCGTAAACGAATACGCCCGCCTCATGACCAGGGAATCGAGCGCAAAATTCTTTACATACGCCGTTGGTAGTATTATTGGGGCTTCTCGATGTGATTTCGCCTATTTGGTAAACGTTTAACCCGTCCACTTGGTAAATTAGGCAAGTCATATACGGGTTTACGTTGAAATCGAATGAGAGGTGAATAGCCTTTGAGGGGTTATAAACACACTTTCCGACATGGTGCGCTCGGTTAAAGTGCTTCCAAAAGTTGCCACCGGTGGACCGATTACCCCATTTGCCGAGGCAGTAGATAGTGTAATAGTACGGGTTTTGGTCTTTAAGTTGGAGCATTTGTGCTTTAAAAGCATCGGTAATCCAGCGGTTATGATGAAAGGTAGATTGATGCGAGGTGTAGCGAAACACGTGCTCCTTTCCATCGGGAAGGGTAACCATGATTTTACTGCGGAAGCTTCCATCGGGCTTATCCTTGAAAAAACGCTTATAAAACCAATGGTCTTCGTAATTGCCCTCTACTTCCGGATTGATGGTAAATATTTCCTGTAAGTATTGAGCTTTGGCGGTACGAATACCGCTTGTAATAGTAATGAAATGCCCTTCTTCGGGTATTTCTTCCTCATACCATACGCCCGTTGGATCCTTGATTGATTTCAGTTTCTTTGGCTCGTCCCCGCCTCGGCAAATAAACCGATTACCGTTTATACATCGAATTTCCAACGGTTGTTGGTTAAATACAAACAAGCTTTGCAATCCCCACTCCTCGACTATGTCCTTAATTTGTTGCCATTGGCTATCCTTGATGGTGTCTTTTACTCGGCGGTAAAGAATAAATCGAAAGTACTTTTCGGTGAGGCATCGGTATATGAGCTTCTTAGCTGCGAAGTCTGATTTTGACGAACCACGACCGCCCCAACAAATGAGGTAGCGGTCGTCGTTGTGGATTAACGGCACAAACGCCCGATTAATCATATCACTCCACTTCGGGAATTGAATACTCGGCATCTTCGGTTTCGTTTTGGTCGTTGGCTACGGTTACATAAATTATTTGAGCCTGTATTTGGTGCTTCTGTATCGGATAATCGTCCATTATCTTCGATATTTCAGCCTCAATGGCGGTAGCATGTTTAAGCACTTGCCCTATCTCGGTCGGTGTCATTTTTCGTTTAAAGTCCTTTGGCTTGCCTTTAGAATCAAAATAAACATCATCGGCCATGCCATCTTTCGCCAACTTCCGTAATCGGTCAACATCGGCTTGTTTTTCCATTACCCTTTGTAATTTCGATTTTAAGCCTTGTTTAAGCGCCTCGTCTATCGAATTGATGTAAGTATTGGCTAAGGTTGTTTCGGCTTTGTGAGCGAGTTCTGTGTTGTTTTTACGAGCAAGTGCTAAATAAGTATCGAACGTTCGTTTGTTGATTTGCGTTTTTTCGCAAATTTTCGCAAATATCTTATTGCGCTCAATAACGCCTTTGTTCAATAAATCTTGAATGTCCTTAACAAGCTTTTCCGCTTTTACAGTCATTTTACAAAGTTAAACAATCCTAATTTAATGGAGTTAGTGTCGATTCCAACGGGTGATAGTGAACATTGTTTTTTCAAATACATCGTCATCCATGCGTAATATTGTAACATATCGTTTCCGACCTATTCTTTTATATATGTTCGGTCATCGGTGTTTATGTATCGGATTCCTCATCCGCTTGATGCGACCTACACGATAATACCCGAAATACAATTTTGATATAAGTTTGAGTTTTTTTACGCTCATTTTTTGCCCTACATAATTACTCCCCGTTATCACAGGTTCGCACATTTCGGTTGGTGCTTGTGGTAATTCGTTACTCATTGTTGCCTCCTTTCATTTCGAGTTCCTTTCCCGTTAAGGCAAAGTATAGGTTTTGGAGTTCGTGGAGGTATTTTAAATTTGAAAAATCAGAATAATTTTTAAAACCTAAACTCCAGCCTTTTTCGCCCAAATAATAAACAAGTTTTAAACTGCCTAATAAATCAATTGTATAAGTCCAAGTCATTGTTTTTTCAAACCCCAACTTCAGCAACCATTCTTCGGTGAGGGGGATGGGTTCTATTTCAAACCAAGTGCTTTTTAAACTTTCGTTATTTTCGTTAATCACACGAAACGAACCCTTATCTATTTCGGAAACTACACCTTGCATAGTCAAATTCCCAATCCTTAATTCATTTGCCTTAATCATTCTCCCCTCCTTTTTTCGTTGCGTAGTAGGCATCGAGTTGTTTGAGTGTATTTTTAGTAACTAAAATATTATAATCAATGTCCGTATTTGTTCCACTTTGCACCACCGCCCGAAACATAGCCTCGAATCTTTCTTGGTCGAATTTGGGCTTAGCGGGTTCGGTTACTTGCTCGGGTTCAACATCTTCGTGCCAAATTTCCCATTCTTTGGGGTTAGTGTCAAAATCCCAAAAACTTTTCTTGTCAAACCAACTATCGGTTGTTGCTGAAAGTATATCTGAATGCTTTTTAATCCATTTATTTATACCCCAATTTCTATGCCTAATCCGGTCCCCTTGTTCATACGCTTCTAAAATCGGGTTGAGTGTGGGTTGCGGTTGGGCATCTTTGGGTTTTATTTGCCGTTCCTCGCCTCCAAAATAAGCCTCGTACACTTGGCGTATTTCTTCCATAGCATCGAACACGCCATCATCGGAGAAAACTTTGTGTATGTAACTATTCCTGTCTTGTTTCAAGGCACGAAATGCCCGATTAACTTCCACAAGCGTATGCTTCGAAATTTGAACTTTGTCCGATGGTTGCGGTTGCACCTTCGCCTTCTCAATCTCGGTGGCGATAACGGCTTCGAGGTCGGCTTTTAGTTCGGGAAGGAGTGTCCAAATTGCATATAATTCTTGCTTTGTCATTTTACCCTCCAATTTGTTTTTGTTCAAAGAATTTATTCCCCGGACGCTCGCCCGTTGCCTTTAAAAAATCAACCTCGACCTTGGCGGTGTTGATAATCGTTTGGCTTACTTGAGCGATTAATTTCGCTCGTTCCTTATCGACCACCATCTCGGGGTCTCGTAGGTTTTCAAGGGTTTCGAATAAATGGTTGCGTAAATCGGCCATCGTGTTTTTCATGATTTTTCTATTTTTTGTTTATAATTTGATTTTTTAACTTGGACAAAAGTAATACGTTTTCCGCAATTTCTCGCCCATATTTTTTATTTCGGTTCAATATGGCCAAATCGCCACGGCTCACGCACAATAGGTTATCGATAGCAAAGTTCTGCTTATCTCCATCGGCAAAGATTATAGCCATGCCGGGCGGTATAGTGCCGTTTTGTTGCTCCCAAATTAGGCGGTGCTTACCAACGAACACACGATCCGCCATGCGCACCTCGGTGTAGCCGTACACGTTTACACGCTCGTAGCCATCATGCTTCGTGTTGTGGGGTTTCTGCCCTTTCTTGAAAAAAGTGCGCTCTACCTTTGCCCGTAGTTCGGGTGGCATCTTCTTGCCCTTGTTTTGCGGGATATGGCCTTTCGGGAATCGGTGGGGTGCGCCGTTATTAAGCAACCGCATAGTGTACGTTTGAATCTTAGCAAGGTACTCGGCATCTTTTTTCAACCCCAGTACGATGGCTCGGGAGTTGACCTTGCCAATGCTTAACCCCATAATGTCCGCAACGTGTTGCGAGGTGTAGGTAGGGTATAATAGCCTCAATACATCATCAAGGGCGGGTGTCCAATGGTTGTAATTAGTGCGCATCCCGCTTCAATTTAGGAACGTGAAGGATATGACCTGACCGCTTACGCAATGCCTTGCGCTTATTCGCTCGGTTCGTGTAGTAATCGTAGGCGATAGTGGCAATTGTGAGGATGCCAGTGCCGAGGGTTAGTAAGCTGATTGTGCTCATGGTCTATCGCTTGGGTGGGTGATTGCTCGCATGATGTAACCAAGTACGAGCATGAAAGGGAAAATGATAATGAAGATAATGTACCGTACAATGTTGCGGAGAATAGAGGGCTTATTGTCCGCACTCGCCATCCACGAACCAATGCAATACAGCAAAAACAAGATGCCGGCACCTTTAAGAATGAAGGCCATTAAAGGCCAAATAAATAAAATAAATTCCATGATTAATGATTTTTAGGGATTTTGATAAGAATAAAGCGTTCGTTTTGTAAGCCATT